TAACAACCGTTTCTTCAACTATAGGTTCTTCTATAGTTTCTTTGTTTTTCTTTGCCATAATATAATATAATAAAAATTAATAAAATATAAGGGCGATACTAGACCGCCCTTATAAATAAATGATTTACTTCATTAACATAAAGTTGTTAGCACCTTGAGTGACTAAACATCTTTCAGTTAACATGTGAATCTGCATTGCATCAAGTGCTGATGTAGCAGCTCCAACCGAACCAGTAACCCAAGATTTCATTCTTCGATCATCAGTTTGTGAAGCTCTATACCTAACGTGTAAGAATGGTCTTTTCATGTTTGAACCAACCATTTGATCGTACACAGTAGACATACCAGCAGGAACTATAACACCTCTGATAGCAGCAGCTCCAGCAGCATCATTAATTCCACCTCTTGTAGCTTTATCATTTAAGTATCTGAAATCAGATTTATAGAAGTCATAAGAACCTCTTCTGAATCCTGAGAAACCTAAATTTAATGCCATATCTTCGTCATTGTCGAATACTCCATAAGAAGTACCTCCAGCTCCGTAAGAATTCATTGAAGCAAGCATGTCGTCCATTGCTAAACTAGTTGAACGATTAACAAACATCATGTATTCTTCAATAGCACCTTGTTTGTCAAATTCAGCTAAAATAGCATCAAACTCAGCTAAATCAGTAGCAGCATTAACACCTGTTACACCAGTTGTTATATTACCTCTAGATGTAATAGCAGCGAATAAACCCTCAGTTCCAGAAGTGTGAGCATCAGCACCTGTTAAAAAGTCTGCCGTATCATCAGTTGCTGGTACACCTTTTTCAGATTCCAACATTGCCATTTCAATGTAATCAACAAACCTTGATCTAGTATCAGCTTCTGCTTTTAAATACCATAAGTAACCAGATTCACCCGTTTCAGTTGAAACCTCAACCCAACCAATTCTAGAAGCGTCTGATCCAGATACTTCGTAGTAATCTCTCATTATGATTGGTTTGTTGTTAAAAGATTTGAATACTGGTTCATTAGCGCCTCTTGATTCAGATTGTGCTGCAGCGAAATCAGTATATTTCTTTCCTTTAGCAAATTCAGAACCATAAACTAATACCGTAATAGCATTAGTATCTTCAAAGCCAGCTGTATCTAAAGATGCATAACCATAAGGTTCTACTTCTATAGTGTTATTTGAAGAATGAACTTCTGTTACTAAACATTTAACCACACCCGCGGAACCAGCTACTATAATAGTATCTTGATTTCTAATACCGTGGTCATTAGCTGTATATGTTGTAGTTTCATCAATATCTTTATTGATAGTTATTAAACCACCATTACCACCTGTAATACCACCTGCTTTTGTTGTAACAGTTGCCTTAAATGATAAATGTAATCTACCTTGTTCAGACCAAACGACCTGATCGGCTTGCATAGCCTCTTCTGCACCAACTTGAGATAAGAAACCAGAAATTGTTCTAGGTCCGAAAACCTCAGCTTCTTGTTCCATCAAGTCAGGTACATATTGTTGACCCCAGTCGGTAGAACCGGAAGCCAAATCTAAATAATTCGATGCTAGTGTTTGCTGTTTTGGAGCAGGTACACTATTCAACGAACCCCCTGGATTAATTGCCATAATATATTTGTTTTAAATTTTTAACTTTTTTTCTTAAACTTAAAAGATCTATTTTTCATATCAGAAGAAGATTGCCCTAAGACTTTAACTTTTATTCCACCAACCTCTGTTTCACCATGAGTTTTACGTGGATCTAAGTTAATATTCTTATCTTTAGCAACTTGAGATTTTATAGCATCAGCTTTACCTTGTTCGTAAAAGTGTTTAGCTATACTGTCCGCGTTCATGGCGGTAAAAAGTGATTTATGATATCCAGCTACATCACTGATAGTGCTGTCACCTTCATCAACGTATTTATTGATAAAGTTATTTATATCACTTTGAGTTTTTTTCACCTCATCAACATCTTTAACATTAAATCTAAATTTTTTATCTCCAACTTGATAATCAAAACCTTTGAAATTCTCATTGAAAACTTTATTAGTTTTATTTAAAAATGATCTCTTGCTTTTTTCAGATAACTTCTTTTGTGTTTGTTGATCTTTATTGTATCTATTAAAAAAATCCATAGCTTTTTGAGCTTCAGGTGTTAACCTTGACCCAGCTTTGATTTCCTCATAGTATTTAGACTTTTGCCTGTCTAAGTGGGCTCTAGCCTCGGCAACTTGCTCTTTGAGGGCTATCTTTTTTCTCTTTATATCTTTAGGATCATCAACGTCATTATCGTAACTAAACTTTTCCTCTAATATAAAGTTTCTTTCTTCTGGTGTTAAATGAGATTTAGTTGTTCTATAATATTCATCTAGAACTTCAGAGTCGTCTAGCTTAGATAAATCTCTATTTAAATTAACATAGTCATTTAAACTACCACCTGTTTCCTCCATAAACTCTACAACCTTCTGTATGTTTTCTGGTAGCGGTGTCCCTGTTTCTTGAGATTCAATAACAGCTTCTTCAACTTGCTCTTCGACTTTCTCTACAGTTATCTCTTCGTTTGAAACCTCTTCAATCGTTGGTTGTTCTTCTTTTTGTTCTTCAATCTTTTCTACTTTGGGTTCTTCATTAACTACGACCACTTCTTTTTCTTCAGCGGATTCTTTTTCAACCTTTTCGCTTTTTTCTTCAAGTGGTTTACTTAAATCAACCTTAGTTACTGTTTCTTTTGGTTTAACAGACTTTAAGTTAATTTTAGTAACATTGTCTTTGGTTTTATTTTCTGTGTTTTTTACTTCAGTCTTTTCGACCTTGTTTTTTTCTTTTGCCATAATAAAATTTTATAAAATATTAAATATTAAAGAGGATCAAATCTATCTAAACCCACTCCTGCTCCAAGTATATCATTACCTGAAGATTCAAAAGTTTTAGCATTATTAGCATCTTTTTCTCTTTGTAGTTTTAGTTTATTTTGAGAATCTATATCTATTCTCCTGTCTTTTCTATCTTCTCTTATAGACTCTAGTTGGTTAGAATTAGCTCTCTCTTCTCTAGCTAATTTAGAACTTAAATTAAACTCAAGTAGCATTAATTCTTTTTTAACTCTAGATTCATTATTTAAGTAATCTATTTTTAAAGCATTTCTAGTTTTTTCTAAATTAACATCTTGATCAGATTTAGCTTGATTCTTTTCCATTTCAATTTTAGCCGCCTCTTGTGCTGAAGCTGTATTTGCTTGAGATTGAGCTTGAATATTTTGCTGCTGCATTATCTGATCTCTTTCTAACTTCTTTCTTCTTTTGACCTTTAGAAGTTGATTTGCCATTTTTAAATTCCTCACTTCTCTTATATCTATTGCATCATCTAAGTCTATTAGTTTTTGTGCTATAGCTACTTGTATATTATTTTCTAATATTTGTTTTTCTTCTTCATCTGGTAGTAACTCTATAAATATACCAAAATCATACAAATGTAGTTCTGACATTTCGTCCAATGTGGCCACATTATGAGCTCCAATAGCTCTTATAAAAGCATCTCTCGTTGGTGAGTATTCTACTATATCAGATATTCTAAGTGATAAGCATTCAGCTGTTTCAGCTGTTAAGTATAACATTGATTGCAATATATGTCTCGTTGCTGTGTTTGAATTTGCGGCAGCTAGTTTTTGAACACCAACTAAAGCATTTCTATCTGGAGTACTAGCATCTCTTGCTTCATTCAATCCGGTTACATCTCTTATCATCTGTAGATAATAATTATAAGTTGCAATTAAACTCTGCATTTTATTACCACCAGCTCCGTTTTGTATTTGCTGTATAGGTATTTTACCTGGATTAGGATCTCCTTCAGACGTGAAGCTTCTACCAAGAACACTACCAGTTTGGAAGAACATATTTAAAGCTTCTTGTGGATTATAGTTTGTTCCATTACCTAAATCTATTTCAGCTAATCCATCAGCATCAAGATAAACACCATCTGGTACCATTCTAGATAGCACTTGTTGTAGCTTTAAATGAGTTAATTGAATCATATCAGCAAAACCAGTTATTCTACTAACTAAAGACTCTATTCTACCTTCATACATTCTTGGAGCAACGATTTGGTAACTCATTTTAACTTTAGCAAAATCAGATTCACTTCTCATCATGTTTGGAGCCATTCTCCATCTTAATAGCTTTTGTGAACCCAAAACATAAACACCTTCATATAAACATTCAACAACTCTTTCTAGTTTGCTAAAATCCCCTTCTTTTCCTTCAGGTGGATTAAAAGTGTCATCTTTTTGTATTATCTTGTCGCCACCAGTACCTGTCTTTTTTAATTTATAAACATCATTAGCGTGAGTTTTGTAGTTAAAATATAAAACTTGAACTTTGTTTTTATCTCTAAATGGAGTATGAGTTAGTGGGTCTCTACCTTTATCAGATATTTCTTTTATTTCTGATTCTGTTAAATCTGGAAACTCTTTAACTAGTTCATTTATTGGTAATTCTTTTACTTCACCAACGTAATATAAGTCTTCAAAATATGGAGAATCGGTTTTAGAATAAACTAAGTTAACTGGATCAACATATTCAGCTTTAGCACCTTCAGCGAAACTAAACGTTGTTTTAGAAGCAGCTATACCTATTGTTGTTAAATCATAAAGACAACGTCTTCTTATTAAATCATAATTACTGCCTTCCATTAAAACATTAATAGCTTGTTCTTCAGCTAATTCAACGGCCTGTTTATAATTTAGTTGCATGTGGAGTTGTAATTCCTCTTCAGATTCAGGTAGTGTTTTTTTATCGTTCTCATACAAGTCCATATTAAACTGTTGTCTAGCTAAATCATTAAACTCTCTAGACTTCATGTCTCTCAATATAGATTCCATGTATTCGGTTCGTTTAGCTACGCCAAATTCATCTTGTGAAAAACAGTTTATCTCATAA